ATCACCGGGCCGGCCGCCGCCAGCACCGCCCCGAACGCCAGCGCAGCGTTGCGCACGGGCTCGGGCAGCGCGCCGATTCCCGAAATCAAGTCAGCTACTTGGCGAGTCATGCCGCTGAGTGAGTCAAGAAACGGAATCGCAACAGTGATAAGCAGGGAATCGATAGACCCTTTCAGATACTCAACTGCGCCCGCAAAGCCTTTCATGCGAGCGTTGGCGACTTCCGTTGCGGCCCCTTGCTTGTTGACCGCTGCGGACATATCCGCAAAGCCGTCTGCGCCCTCTTTCGTCAAAATCGTCGCGGCGCGAATTGCGTCCGATCCGAAGATGGTGGCGAAGGCCATATTGCGCTGCTCTTGCGTCATGCCAGCAGTGGCCGCCGACAAGTCGCCAATGATGGCCTCGAAGCTGCGCATCTTGCCCATGCTGTCGTAGACCGTGACGCCCATGTCTTTCAGTAGCGCATACGCTTTGTCTGTAGGCGCAGCCAGCGACATGAGCATCGTCTTTAGCGAGGTGCCGGCGTCGCTTCCGGCGATACCATTGTTTGCGAGAAGGGCCAACGCCGTCGCCAAGCCTTGAGCACTCTGTTCGTTCGAGGCGAACACTGCGCTAGCCTGCTGCATGCCGGCGGCGAGGTCGCTAACATCAGCCGAAGATGCGTTGGCCGCTGCCGCCAACATGTTGGCAATCTCTACAGCCTTTTCGGCTGGCAGATTGAACGCATTGAGCGTGTTGCTTGCGATAGACGCAGCATCGGCCAGCCCCAGGTTGCCCGCGGCTGCCAAGTCGAGCACGCCACCAATGCCAGCCATGATCTCGTCCGTGCTCATGCCGGCCTTTGCCATTTCCAGCATGGCCGCACTGGCCTCGCCCGCACTAAACGACGTTTGTGCGCCGAGTTGCAAGGCGAGGCCCTTCATGGACTCCATCGCAGCCTGCGGAGCTTGCAGCGACTGCTGGATGACATTCATATTCTGCTCAAAGTCGCCGGCACTGGAGATGGCCGCCGCCGCAATGCCCACTAGCGGCGTAGTCACCGCCAGCGACATGGCCGTGCCGGCACTCTTGAGGCTGTCGCTGAGTGATTTGATGGACTGCTCAGCGCCCTCTGTGCCTATCTCGATGACCCCGTAGGCGGACCCGAGTTCGGTTGGCATTATTCGTCGTCCCACGTCCCGTCAGGTTTGACCCTGACCTTGCGCAACTGCGATACGTCTATTGGCAACGTTGCGTACCGCTCTGCGTCACTCTGCTCGCCCGGCTCAGCCAGCAAGGCCCCGAGCGTGTGCACCGGCTTGCCTTGCTTGTCCGTCTCATGCAGTTTGCTCTCTACCCATGTGCCCCACTGGTGGACAGCAATGTCTAGCTGGTACGCCGCCCACTCGTCAAGGCCACCGACGATCTGGCTAGGTCGCTGGCCGTAGCTCGCCGACAGCGAATGCAGATTCCACAGCGCCGTCCTGTTCGCGACGAAAAGGCACCAGTTTGTCTGCCTGCGCGTTGGCCCAGGTGAAGATTGCCAACTTGTCGGCCCACGGCAGTTCCTCGACGGTCAGGCCCTCCGGCCCTGCCAGGCACGCTGTTGCCACCAGGTCAACCACCGCAGCAAAGCCGGCGATTTCCTCCAGACCGACGCGCTCATTGCCGCGCAACTTCATCATTTCGTCCACCGGCGCGCGCAGGGTCTGCGGAATCTTGCCACCCTGCGCGAGGTCCACCAGCGCCACCTTCTTGAGCTTCACGTCCAGGCCGGAGGGGAGGGTGTACTCCTCCCCTGCCTGCCGAGCGCGCCACTGTTGCAAATCCATGTACTGCGCTCCCCTCTAACTTTAGGTCGCCGGAACGGTCGTCGCAGATTCGTTATGCACCAGTTCGGCGATCTTCGTGCCGTTGCTGATGGCGATGCCCTTGGCACTCTGGATGTAGAACTCTTCATCCTTCCACGAGCCTTCCAAGCCGCCGGTCAACTTGCACTTATGCAGCAGCACATGGGTGTCGCTGCCGTCGTCGTTGATGATCTTCCCGTAGATTTTGAAATAGGGCATCACGTCGCCGGCCGCGATGGTGATGGTGTTCTTCTGCGCCGGCGTGGTGCCCGTGGCTGCGATGGTGCGCCCGGTCATTACCTTGATGGCGTCGAAGCTCAGCCCGCCCGCGGTTAACTCCCACTCAACTGCCGACGTGGTGGCGGCGATGGCCTGGATGGCATCGTCGCCGCGCAGTTCGCCCGACGTGAGTTGTTCAGCGAACTTGAGTTCCTGCGCCGCCGGCAGCACGACCGCCGTGCCGCTGGGCAGCGGTACGAGCGTGAGTTGCCGCATCCCAAACGGCTTGATATTGCTGGTCAAAGGCATGTTATTCTCCCCTGCGGCCAACTACAGGGCCGCGACTGTCTCTTCCTGCACAAACTCATACACGTAGGTGCCATTGCTCACTGCGACACCCTGGCAGTACGTGACCCAGAACTCTCGCTGTCGGAACGTCCCCTCGATGGCCGTCAGCTTGCAGCGGTACAGCTTGCACAGGATGTCGCCTGTGTCGCTCACCGCCCGCCCGGTCAGGCGCACATAGGGAAACTGCTGCCCCGCATCCTGGCTCAGCGTCAGCGTGCGGTTGGGCGCACTGCCCGCCGGCACCTCCGACATGCCGGTCAGCTTGGCGAGGGCTTCGAGGCTGATGCCGCCGGCCTCTAGCTCCCACTCTGCGCCGGCCAGAAACGACGCTGCCCCCACCATGTGCCCGTCGGCCTCGAACGTCGCCGAACGCACCTTGGGTGTGAAGTGCAGCATCATCGCCACCGGCAGCAGCAGCTTGCCCGTGCCGTCGCTGTTGTAGAGGGCAATCTGCCGCAGTCCGAATGGTCTATCACCCCAACCCGCCACGCCCCTACCCCCGATCCACCGTCGCCACGAACCGGCTCGCAATCGCCGGCACATCCAGCGCCGCCACTTCAATTGCCACCACGTCGTCAGCGTGGCGCACATCGAAGATGCCGGCGGTCGTGCTCAACTGCTGGCGGTGCAGGAGGCGATACGCCCGCTCGCGCGCCGTGTTGATGGCGGCCACGTCGCGCTGAGCGTACAGCCACAGCACCAGGTACTCCCGCGCCGTGTCGGGGTGTGGACCCCACGGCGTCACCGTCTCCACCTTCAGCAGCCCGCACGGGCGCATCTCCGCAAACTCGTCAAACGCCGCCGGCGCTGACTGCCGCGTGATGTCGCTCATCTCCAAACCGCTGTACAGCCCGCCGGTCAGGATGGCCGCAAGCTGTGCGTCGTTCTGGAGAGCACTGAGCACCGCCGCAATTGCACTCACTGAAAGATTTCCTTGAGCATGTCCATGAGGTCTTGGTAGTGAGCCTGCATGGTTCGCATCACCACAGCATGTTTTCCCGAATTAGCCAGTTCGAGCCACACCGGGTAACTTAGCCCTACTCCGTGGCTCAGGTAGATGGTCACCACCTTGCGGGCGAAGTCGGCCTCCGACGTGCCGAACAGCCCCGTTCGGGCGTTGCCGGTGCGGTCTGTCCAGGTGGCGCTGGCCTTCGCCTCGTTCTGCATCTCGGTGGCCACACGCTGCGCCACCGCCGCCACCGCTGTCAGCACCCGGTCACCGTACCGCTCGACTGCCCTCGCCAACTCACTGGGCGGCGTCTCCCAGCGAATCCCCGGCTTTATCGCCGGCACTACTGCACCGCCCTCGCCTGCGCCTGCACCCCCGCGTCCCGGTGCGGGTGCAGAGCCGTCACCTGGTAGAGCGTCCCCTGCGCCGTGAAACGGTCGCCCGGCTGGATGTTGAGCGACGCATCGCCCACCACCACCACCGGCGCAATCGCCGCCTGCACAGCCTCCGCATCCGTCGCCCCGGCCTGGATGTTGCCACCCCGAGCGATGCGCACCGTCTGCGCCGCGAGCGTCTGATTGCCGCGGCGAATGACGATGCTCACGGCCCGGTCGTCGCGGATGGCGGCGAGATCGACGGCCATTTGCGCCCGGTCAGCGTCGGTCAGCATCACACGTCCCCCACAGTCAGCGGGTTGACCCGGTACTGCGATCCGTAGCCCTTGAGCGGCCGGACGGCGTTCTGGTAGTTCACCAGCAGCGCCATTGCCTGCTGTTGCAGGGCAGCGCCCTGGCCGCGCTTGTCCACCGATTCGTCGCCGAT